TTCTTTGGGGCGCTCCCTAGCGCTCTTATATAATACCACGATACTACTCATAATGCAATACTATTTTTGATTTTTTTCAAATTTTTTTGAAAACAAAAAAGCCGCCCGATTTGGGCGGCTGATCCATCACGCCTTGATGATCTGGCCATCAGCGGTGATATCCGCTACTTTGTAGCCATTGATAACACCGGCCATAAAGCTTTCCTGACTGGTGGCATAGATTTCCATCGTCGCATAGTTCAGCCAATAGGCCTTACCGCGGTACATGATGGCATAACCCTTCATCAGATAATCCTTTTTGCTGTTCAAATACTTCATTTTTATTTCCTCCATCATTTGGCTTTTCCTTTTATTCTGTGCCCTTTAGCACAGTTATATAATACCACAATACTAGTAGTACGTCAATACTATTTTACGATTTTCTTCAAAAAATTTCAAAAAAATAAAGCCGCCCACGAAGGGCGGCCTTTTGAATTTACAGGTGGCGTTCTACTGTTCCCCGCCACCTGTTCACAATATTTTGCACGGTTCTAGGGCTGATTCCGAGCTCGTCGGCGATCTGCTCGTAGCAGATGCCATCGAGGTATTTACGTTTCAGCGCCCTGCGGTCGCGCTCTGAGCGCACCCACAGATCAATGACCCTCTCGTAATCCTGCCGCCCGTGCTCCATTGGTTAGCCCTCCGCGACCTCAGCAGGATCGGCAGCGGAGGCTTCTTCAGGCGGTTTCTTAGGCTTTGCGACGCTCTCTTTGTCCGTCAGCCCTTCGGCGATGATGTACGCCAGCACGCCAGCGCCCGCCATGATGATTGCCGTGATCTGGCCCACCTGATTTTCGGTCATGCCGTTGGCCAGCAGCAGCATGGAGACAAATTCCACGATAGCCGCCCAGAATTTCCGCGAGGTCAGTTTCCGTTTGATGTCTTCCCAAGTCATATTTCCCTCTCCTTTATGCCCGGAAGGGCAGTTTTTTTACCGTTTCCATGACGCGCTGGGCGCTCCCGTTGCCGCCGCGCTCCCGGTACGGTACGTACAGATAGTCGTTGAGATTTTCGTACTCGTCCTGCGTGATGTAGCCGCGCTCGATGCACTTCAGCCCCAGGTAGCAGATGCGGTCATGCGCAAGGCCGAGCAGCAGCCGCGTGTTTGCGTCGTGCTTGTTCATCCGGCTCTGGACCAATGCCCAGAAGCCGGAGGAAGCCACCACCGAGCATACGACCGTTACAATCATTTGTACCCAATCCATTTTCATCAGCTCCGATCTTGTGATTATCCCATGGCCAGAAATCCAGACATCATCCAGCCCCGCCGCCGGACGCCGTCGGTGCATCGGGCCCTGACCAGCGACCACTCGTCCCCCGGCTCCTCAATGGTCACGGTTTCCCTGTCCGCCACATTCCAATACAGGTTTTCTCCCTGACTGGGCTTGTTCCTCAGCTTCACCGGCAGACCGTTTTCGGCGTACACCATAGCTTCGGTCATGGGGCCGACGGGTTCCTCCGGCTCGGGAGCGATCTTCGCCTCCCACGGGCTGGCCCAGTGCGTCCACGGGTAGTCCCTGACCGGCTGATGCACCACGCCGTAGGCCGTTCCCCGGGCGTGGACGCAGGTTCCGTCCCCCAGCGCGAGGCCTGTGTGCTGCATGATGGAGCCTTTCTGCCGGTAGAGGTAGACCACTTCGCCTTCCGGCAGGGTGTCGATGGTGCCCTTGCGCTTCCACGGGCCTTTCCGCCACTGGCTGGTGGCCCCGCTTGGCAGCTCCACCCCCGCCGCCTTGGCGGCAAAACGGGTCAGCTGTGCGCAGTCCCACACGGGCCGCCCGTCCCACTTGGCCCCGGTGACGAGGATGTTCTGCGCCTGATCGGGGTACTGCTGGGCCTGTTGGCGCCGGAAGGCCGCCGTGCAGGTCTGGCCTCTGGCCCCGTAGATGTAGCCTTGTCCGATCTTCGACCGGGCAAAGGCAGCAGCTCTCTCGCCGGTCATAGCTCGCTCCTCCCTGCCGCCAGAAGCGCGGCCACCACAAAGCCGATCAGGCCGCCGACCACAAAGCCGACCACAAAGCCGATCATGCCGCCACTTCCTTCCACAAGTTTTCCGTTCCGACCGCTCCCGGCTCCCAAACGTTATTGTCCACAAGGCTTTCCCACGTCTTGCCGTTGTGCGTCACCTTGTCGCCCGTCATATACGGGTTGGTACTGTCCGGCTGAACCCACGGCAGAATCTCCCCGCTGGGGTCGGTCAGTACCTTGGCCCATAGGCTGTGCGCGTCAGTAGGTGTCCATGCCGCCTGTGCGGTGTGGGCCGTCAGGCAGCGGTACAGATTGCCAGCGTACCGCACACGGTCGCCCACGGCGTAGGTCTTCGCAGCGTCCCACAGGGGATACAGGGCGGTCACCTTCAAGGCCTGTTCGTCCGTCAGCATGGCCCCGGCCTTGTCCATCGTCGCCCGGACGATCTTTGCAGCCTCGTAAAATTTCCCCATTTATTCCGCCTCCTGTTCCGTTTCTACGCCTAGCAGTTTCAGCGCCTCCGCCATGTCCTCCGCGTCCTTCTGGGCCTGTTCAAGGGCTGTCAGCACGCGTTCCCCGCCCCGGTAAAAATGCTCCCCGTCGTAGGTGTCGCCGATGGCCACGGGCAAGTCTCCGCAGGGCACAGCCCCCTCAAATTCCTCCGCGTTGGGCGGGTAGAGCACCATCACGTTCGTTACCACGCCGTTTTCCACCAGCGCGTAAAACGTCTCGTTCATGCTTCTTCCTCCTTACCGATGATTTCGGATCACGGCAATACCGCTGCCGCCCTTGCCGACGTTCGTCAGGTTGTAGTACATGCCGCCGCCACCGCCGCCGGTGTTGGCCTCGCCGCTGGTGGGCTGGTTTCCATTCCACGCTCCGTTGCCGCCACCGCCAGCGCCGCCATGGGCCTGTGCGGAGCCATTGCCGCCAGCTCCGCCGCCGCCCGCGTACAGCGTGCCGGTGGATTCGCCGAACTCGCGGGTCGTGGTTCCCTGCCCCTTTCCGGGGGAACCCCAATGGTCAATGCCGATATTGGCGGCGTCCTGCGGATCACCATTGCCACCGTTGGAGCCGCCGTTGTTAACGGCTCCGTTGCCATAAGCGCCGCCGCCGCTGCCGCCGCCCAGCTTCGTACCGCCGGACGCGGTCACTCCAAGGGCGCTGGTGCTTCCTCCCGATGCAAAGGCGCTTTGTCCGCCCGCGCCGATCACGATGTTGTAGGAAGTATTCGCCGTCACCTGAATGCTCTTCTGGGTCTTGGTATAGCCGCCGCTGCCCGCCTTGCCATAGCCGTTGTTCGCGTCCCAGTTGCCGCTGCCGCCCGCGCTGCCGCCACCCACGCAGAACACGTCCAGCTTGCCGTCCCACTTGCCAAGGTTGGTAAATTTCAACGTGCCGCTGCTTTTGAACTTGATGCGCCAGTTTCCGCTTCCGTCGTCGATCTTCTCATGGCTGCCGGTGTAGGTGTAAGTCATGTTGGGGTTCTTTACCGTCAACGTTGCCACCCGGCTGGTCACTTCCCCGGCCTTGTTCGTCACCACGCAGTAGATGGTCGCGATGGTGGCCGTGGTCAGGCCCGTCAGGTTCAGCACTGCCGCCGTCGCGTTGGTGATGATATTCCCGTTTTTGTACCACTTGTAGGTGTATTCCGCAGGAACACCGTCTGTGGCAATTTGCACCTGAAAGGTCGCCGTTTCTCCCGCCCATACGGTCAGATCAGCCGGGTAATTGTGGTTCAGCACCGGCAGCTTCTTGGCCTCGCCCGCGCGGCGCACGATATAACAGTCGCCCATTATCTCACCACCTTGATCTTGATCGGGATGTCGATATCCGGCTTAGAGCCGAAGACCACCGTCACCTTGTTCGCCCCCGCCGTGGCCTTGAACAGGCTCACCCACACGTCGGAAAGCGCCTGCATATCCGCAAGGTCGGTGACGGCAGCCATGTTGATGTCCAAAAACGGCGTATCGCTGCCCAAAAGCCCTGTGGCGGTCACGTCCTGCGTATAGGGGGAACTGCTCGACCAGCCGGAGGCCGACAACGTGCCGGTAAATTCCAGCAGGTTCACCTTTTCCACGGTGTCATACACCGTCTGGATGTTCGCTTCCAATTCTGCGATCAGGGAGGCGGTCTGGGTCTGGGCGCTGGTCAGGGTGGCGTTGACCTGCGTCTGTGCGTCGCTCAAGGCGCTGTCGATGTCCCCCAAGGCGCTGTTCAAGGCGCTGCTGAACTGGTTCTGCATCACGCTGGTGTCAATGCCAGTCACGCCGTCCCGCATCAGGCCGCAGACGCTCTCATTCAGCCGCTCGTCGGTGATATTGCCCGCGTTAATGGCCGACGCGCCCGCCGCAACGGCGATCTGCGCCAAGCTGATCTCATAGGCCACGCTGTCCCGCTGCAGGGCGGGAGCCGCCGGAGAGGCCGCCGCCGTGCCCTTTTTGATGTAGGCGTAGCATTTGTTGTTCAGGATTTCCAGCCGGATGCACACCCGGTCGATTCTGGCGTACTGCGCGTCGGCCAATTCCACGGTCAGGGCCTTTCCCACGGTGTTGCCGTACACGCACCCGGCATAGTCGTTATAGTGGAGCCACGCAACGCCCGCCCCCAGCGTGACGTTCATGGTTCCGCCCGCCGTCACGGCCAGATGGCCGTTGGTGTACACGCCGCTGGTGCGCGTCGCAAACCACAGCTGCGCGTCCTCCGCTGTATAGGCGGTATTTTCCAAAGGAAAACTTTTTTCAGCCATTTTTCACGATCTCCCCTTTCACATAATTCAGGGGCTTGTCGCCGATGATGATCTTCACCGTCTCAAGCCCCTGCCGGTTCTCGTATTGGTATTCCGTGATCCGCGCATCAAAGCGCAGGCCGTAGCGCTGGCTTTTACACGTCACCTTATCGCCCAAATCGCAGCGGTGACCGAACTCATTCGCCGATAGCTCGCATTCAAAACACAGGGCGTTTTTATGCTCCTGCAGAGCCTTGATGCCGATCTGCTTCTGCCGTTTCTGCCAGTCGGGGTTGGTCTCGTCCTCGCCCTGGTCTTCGCCCGTCACCAGCAGCTCCCGCCGCTGGGCCGCTCCCATCGCGATAGCCTCCGGGGACACATATTCGTAATATACGGTGCGCGGATCGTTGTTGGCCGCGCCGGTCACCAGCGCCACGTTCTTGTATACGTCGTCGTCCTCCGATACGGTCAGCTGTTTCAGGTTGCCGTACTCCTGAGAAAACACCACGCCGCCCACGCCGTCCTTGTACGTTCGGTCGGCCCCTTCATAGACCTCAATCACGTTGGTTTTGTTGGCGCGGTCGAAGTTCGCCCGGATGCCGTATTCCGTCTGCCCCAGCACTTCCTCCGCCGCTTCCAGCAGGTCTTCGCCCTCGATCTCGCATTCATACTCCGCCGTCAGCCCCTTCACGGCGGCGGTGGTGACGTTGAGCCAGCGCAGCTCGGCGTTTATCATGCCGTACACGGCGCTTTCCACATTGGTCACGCTGTACGCGTGAGCTATCGTCCGCCATGTCAGCAGGTGCAAGGCCGTGTACCCGCCCGCCGTGATGGTGTTGGCCTCCGTGTCCCGCTTAACGCTGATGATCAGCATGGCGGCGGGGCGGTCGGCCCGGTATAGATACCAGCCGCGCCGAAGCAGCCCAGCGTATTTGTCGGTGTCGTACACTTCCAGCGTAAACCCGCCCTTGTCCGTGTACTGCTCCGTCCATGTCAGGTCGATCCAGTTCTCGATTTGGCCCCGATACACAAAGTCCGAATCAAATACATGCAGGATCATCCGCTACACCCCCGCATAGGCCGGGCGGAAACTGATGGATGCCCGCAGCGTGTCGCCGCCCTGATCCGCGTCGGTCTTGATATGGTTCTGGCCGGGCTGCAGCTTAAAGGGCACGGACGCGATATCCAGATACTGGAACCCGTCGCTTTCGGTGCCGTCCGTCGCCGTCAGGGTCACGGACAGTTCCTCCCCTTCGTTGCTGATGGTCACCTGCTCCCCGGCGGCCATGGTACGCATCACCCGCACCATTTCGCCGGTCACGATGTTCTTCACATACGGGTTTTTCGCTTCCAGCAGCGCAAGGAAATTCACCGTCCATCCAACGGGCGCTTCGCCCTCGTTGTTGACGGTCACATAGCCCACCTGCGCCAATTTTGACATGTAGAAGGGGTTTGGGTCGGAAATGTTCCACGGGAACTGGAACTGCGGCTCGTAGCCAACCAGAACTTTGTTTTTCCGCTCCGCGTCCCGCCAATAGGGGAAGGGGGCATACAAGGAAAAGCTGAACTTCGCCCCGTAGGGCTGGCGGTCGATATCCGGCGAGGACTTGACGTAGACTTCAAGCTCATACGCATCGTTATAGATCAGCCGCCCTTTCGCCAGCGGGGCCAGCACATGGTTCAGTTGCTCTCGCAGCCCGTCAGACTTCCCGTTGATCGATCCTTTGAGGGTGATCGTTTTCGGGCTGACGTTCTGGTGCTGCAGCACTTCGCCGATCTCCCGGTTGGACTTCGTGGTTTGAAACTCCACGTTCTGCGCCCCGTAGGACGTGACCTTTTCGATGTACGCGCCCGGTGCGCCGCTGTTGAACGTCACGCTGCCGATGTCGTTTTCATACCGCACCTTTGGGATCATCCGCGCCACCTCCAATCATCCACGGCGTTCCGCACGGCCTGTGCCACTTCGTAGGGGCTATTGGTGTTCCCGCTGATATTGATGGTCAGGTTGACGGGCTGTTCCGTCTGCACGGGCATGGCCCCGATCCCGGCCAGCGACGGCATTCTTTCGCCGCGCCAGATTGCCGCCTGCGAGGCCGTCAGGACGGCTTCGTTCTCGTGCAATCGAGCATTGAAACCATCATATGGGACACGGCGCAGACCGCTGGCTTCTTGCTTTGGTGCGCCTGTTCCCCCTCCCCAAATGGACTGGATCATTTGCCAAGGCGTTTTACCACCCGTCGCTTTCTTGATATTTGCAGGGGTGGTGTTTTTGACCGCATCGCCAAAACTCGTTCCAAACTGAGGAACGATGGAAAAGGTGAGAGCACTCTTGATGCTTTCCCACCACTCAACGATATTATTCCACAGATCAGTAATCGTCTGTTTGATGGTCTCCCAATCTGTAACGGCGACTTTAATAGCAAAATTGAACGCATCCACAAGGCCTGTTTTCAGGGTTTCCCAGCCATCTTTGACGCTTTGGACAACGGTGGGCCAGTCAGGAAGATCAATGCCAAGTGTCGCCTTGAAATTCTTCTGAATCCAAGGCCAGACGGTGTTTTGCCAACCATCGGAAATGGCATTCCCGGCAATGGTAAAAATGCTTTGGAACACTTTCCCAGTATTCACCAGCAGATTTCCGGCGGCTTTTGCAACGTTTTTTGTGGTATTCCATGCCGATTCTCCAAGCCCCTTTACCAGCGAATCAATATCGGCGTTCCCGTCTGACAGACCTGTCAGAAGGTTGTCCCACGCGGCTTTTGTAGCGTTCCAGCTGCCGGAAATGGTTTCGGATGCTTCTTTTTGTGTCGTGCCGGTGATCTCCATCTCATCCTGTATGACATGGATGGCTTCGATGATATCATTCAGGTTCTTGATGTTGTACTTCTGCCCGGAAAGTTTCTGCGCATCACGAAGAAGCCTTTTCATTTCGGACTGCGTACCGCCGTAGCCGAGTTTCAGGTTGTCCAGCATAGTGTAGTTCTGCTTGGCGAAGCCCTGATAGGCGTTCTGGATGCTCGCCATGTCGGTGCCCATTTTGTTTGCATTGTCCGACATGTCCAGGATTGCCAAGTCTACCAACTGCGCCGCTGTTTCCGTATCGCCCTTCAGGCCGGAGATCAGCGAGGCCGCGAAGCTCGTTGCAGTATCCATATACTGAGTGGCGGAAACACCAGCGGTTTTGTATGCCTTTTTCGCATTGTCAAAAACGATGCTTTGAGCATTCACCAGCGAATTATATTTGTCGCTGATCTGATCGACGGTTTTCCCCGCATCCGCGGCATATTCTTCCAACGATTTCCCGTTGGTTCCGAACAGCGTTTCCACGCCGCCCACCATCTGCTCATAATCCGCATAGGCGCCAATGGACGCCTTGGCAAGCTCTCCGAACGCCTTTGCGGCAAGCAACGCAGCGGCGATAATGCCGCCTTTTCCTTTTAACTTCCCGCTCAAACTGGACGCAGAGCCGCCGACAGCTTCAAAATTCCCCTTTAAGCCATTCGCCTGTTCGCTCACATTGTCAATCGCTTCATTGGCTCCCGATGCGTCAATCGCGATTTTACCGACGAGCGTAAAAAGCTCCGCCATTCTATGTCACCTTCTTTATTGCCGATTTTTCCATTGTTTTCTTTTTCCCTTCGCTTTATAATTCCCACAAAGGAGGGGTTTTCATGGCGAAAAAGTCTGGAATTCCGGGGTTGTCTTTCAGCCTTAAACGTGCGCTTGGGGTCACAAGCGCAAAGCAGAAAATCGCAAAGGCAACGGGTATCCCAACCACAAAAAACGGTAGAAGAAATAAACTCGGCAAAATGCTGGGTATCAAATAGGGGCGCAGATAGCGCCCTTATTGTTTTTATGACGCTCCGTCAGCCATGGGCCGGACAGAACTCAAAATATTTTTCGATTCCATTACAATGTTTTGTACTTCTTCCTGCGTAGCGGCCTCTTGCTTTTGATTTTCGAGACTTTCCATAAACTCCGGGAAGGACTTGTCAAACACCCGATGGAGCCAGATTTCCCAAATCACCTTTTCCCGCTGCTCATCGTTGTACCGCTTGACCAGACCTTCCACAAAATCGCACAGCTTCCCGGCCCGAATCATCCCGTCCATCAGGGGGTATGGGTTCGCATAACGCTGGAAGACGAGATCGAAGAAATCCTGCTCGTTCAGCTGCGCAATCTGAAAACTTGCGTAAAAAAATCGGCGAACTCGTCTTGCTGCAGAACATCCATGACCATCCCTGCGAAGGTGCCCATGGGAAGATCAGCGATCTCCTGTTCCTTCATGCCGGAGAGGGAGGCAAGAAACTGGTACAGCTCCTTCCGGCATTCCGGCAGGCGTTCCACTACCAGCGAGGCCACATCTAACATGATCTGCATTCCCACGGTGGCGGCCAAGCCGCTTTCCTGTGCATCCCCAGCGTCCGCAATGGCTTTGCGCACGGTCTCGCCGTCAAAGCACTTTTTCAGCTCGCTCAGTCCAATTTTGTTAATGATGCGCAGCACCGAAAACAGGTCGTCCGCCTTCAGCATCCGCAGGGTATAGGTCTTTTCGTTCATTTTTGTTTCTCCTCCTAAAAAATCATGGGGCGGATGGCGTTCATCCGCCCCGTTTTCCCCTTACGCCCCAGGGGTGGGGTAGTAGATGTGCCACGGCAGGGTGTCCGCCTCGGGGGTCAAATCCGCGTAGCACTCAAAGGTCAGCGTAGGCGTGGCAACCTCCTTGTTCTGGGTCTCCACTTCCCAGCCGGAGGTGCACAGCGCATAGTCGAATACCACGATGATCGGGGTGCCGTCCAGCCGCTTGCCCACAAAGCCAAGGTTCTGCACATAGTCGCCGGTTTTGATCATCCCACGGGATTTCAACTCCGTGTAGCCGGTGGCCTTTTCGGAAACCGCCTCGTCCGCAATGACGGTCTTTTTGATCAGGTCGGGGGTCTGCTCCACGGGCTTGATCTCCATGGTGGCGGTCTCGCCCACCTTCACGGCCAAGTCCCTGATCTTCACCAGCGCCCCGTCCACGGGCACGTCGTACAGCTCCTTGGTAATGCTCACCTTGCTGCCGCCGTTGGTAGCGCACAGCAGAGATTCCGCAAAATTCCACGTCCCGGCCTTAAACTCAAGGCCTGCGTGTACCGTGCCAGCGCCGAACAGGACGTTGCCCGGCGTGGCCTCCGTAATGCCGGAGGACTTAAATTCGTCGCCCAAAGCCATATTCATTTCTTCCTTTCACTCAATAGATAGTAGTGGATTTCATAGGACACCCGCCCGCCGACAATGTCTCTGTCCTCGGGGTCTGTTTCGTAGGACAGAAAATTGCTGCCGTTGGGGCAAAGCACGGCATAGCCATCCCCAACGGGGAGAACGGTTCCCTCCTGGGGGATGGCCGCCTCTACGGAATCCAGAAAGTCGGCGGCATCCGCGTTGACGTTTCCGCCGCTTTCGGCCTTGAACCAGCCGAACGCCGTCAAGATATTGCCGCTTAAAAAATCCCCTTCCACCACCTCAAAGGTGATGTAGGGGAATGGGGTCTTCGGCGGCACATGGCCGGAGAGATACGCCGGGATGGGCTCCCCGCCGGAGGAAAAGCCGCTCCAAAAGGTATACAGGGCCTTGTGAAAACCCGTCACGGCTCCACCACCTCCGCAGTCACTTGGCTGTATTGCACCTGCGCCACGCCGGGGGTGGTCATGTCGGCGCTGTTGGAGGTAACGCGGTAGATTCGCCCATCCTTCTTCCGCTTCACGCGGTCGTCCTTTTCCAGCGTCAGCGTGACAGGGTGGACAATGGTGTAGATGGCCTTCATGCCGTTTTGCATGGCGATCTGAGCCTCATTGGAGCTGTTGGTGGTGATGCCCGCCTGAAACTCCGCGCCGTCGCTCAGCTCCCACGTCAGGCCGCCGAAGCCGTCCGGGGCGCTTTTCCAATCTTGCATGATGAATGGCTCGAAGTAATCCGCCAGCATCAGACCATCACCTCACTTGTGAGCCGCTGGTAGTCGTTCAGCCGCCCGGCAAAGGCACCCTGCCAGCCCGCCGCGCCGGTCACATTGCCCGCGCTGCCACGGCTGTAGCTGTAGCTGCCGAAGCTCTCCGACTGCAGCGCCCCGATGGGGTTTTTATCGTCGTAGGCGCTGATCTCTTCCGCCAGCGCCACGAAGGCGGCGGGCGGGGATAAGACCCACACCCGTCCGATGAATACCTCGTCGGTCAGCGCGTCGCCGACCTGATGCACCCCGTCATTCCAAGCGCTGCCGCTAATGGCGATATAGCGGCCATGGGCCAGCGCCGGGGTGACGAGCTGGCCGCCCTCGATGGTGATCTCGCCGTCGTAGCTGCCCGCCTCAAAGTAGTTGCGGCAGTGCCGCATGACGCTGCCCATGGATACCGCCATATCTGTCCCCCCCTTAGGCCAGCTTGACGATCATACGGTCGTCCAGCTTGGCGATGCCGTACAAAATGTCGAAGGACACGGTGTCGGTCTTGGTGGCCATGTCGTAGCCGTAAACAACGCGCACGCCCAGACCGTCCGCCGAGGCGGTGGAGGCGTTGGCCGCGCCCATGGGCAGTGCAAGATTGCGGGTGACCATGGCGAGGCCGTTGCGGTGGAAAGCAACGCTGTTAGGCTTGTTGACCACGACAACGTCCTTGTTGGTCAGGTTGGCGTGAAGGGGCTGGTCAATGGTCACATCGGCCGCAGCGCCGCTGGCAGCCGTTGCGCCGGCCGTGAAGCGGTACAGGTAGCCGTCCACGATGAATGCATCGCCCGCCTTGACGGTGGCAGTCGCCGTTTCGACGCTGGACAGGCTTACCTTGGTATCGCCCGCCGTGCCGGTGACCTTGTAGCTCTTCGCAGTGCCCGCAGTGGCCGCACTGGTATCAGGAGCATTCTGATCCATATAGGTGTCGAGGGTGTAAACGCGGCCCAGCAGCGCGTCCCGCAGGGTCTGGCTGTCGCCCGCGTAGGACACCTTGGACAGGTTGTCGGTCAGGGCGTAGTTGTACTTGTGGGTGGGATGCAGCACCAGACGGCGCTGGTCGACGGGCACCTTGTTCAGGTCAAGGGTCTTGGCCAGATTGGCAATATCCTTCAGGTCAGTGGGGCTGGCGGTGGCGGCCACGCTGGAACCGGCAAACTGCACGGCAGAGGCCAGCAGGTCTTCATCCACCGCCTGAGCGATGGCCCGCATGGCGGGCTGGATGATCTGCTCGGAAAAGTTCTTAATGTCCAGCGTCATCTGCTTGCTGGTGACCTTGGCCGTCACGTCGCGGAAGCGATCCATCTTGACGGTCACGCTGTCCTCGGTCGCGTCCTGCGCGGAGACGGTGCCGGTGAAGTTCTTCGCCACAAAATTGGCGGGCTTGCGCACGGTGATGGTATCGCCGACGTTCACGAACTCGCTGGAATAGTCCCGGTGCACCAGATCGGCCATGACCATGTTAGCCTGCAGCACCATGAGGGCTTCATTGGCAATAATAGAGGGGGTCAGGAAAGTGTTCGCCATGTTTTAATCGTCCTTTCTCTTTTCAGGGATTGGCCTTGCGCCATTCCTTGTATTCGGTGAAGTTCATTTCTTTGGGGTCTTTCTTCGCTCCGCTGGGGGGCGTAAGGGGCGGAGTGCCCTGATTCTGCACCGTGCCAAACAGACCCGCGTGGGCCTCCCGGATGGGTTTCAGGACGGCTTCCGCGTCCTTGAGGGCTTCGCCGTCCAGTTCCACCTCGTCCAGCTTCACGGTGCCGAGCATCAGGTCGATGGCGGCGGGGTTGGCGTGGGCTTCTTCCAGCGCCTTTTTGATGAGCGCCTTTTTGCCCGCGTTGGCCTTGTCGGTCTCCACCTGCTGCTTGTATGCGTCGTACTCGGCCTGTACCTTGGCCGCGTCGCCGCTTGTCTTTTCCAGCGCTTCCACGCGCTTTTGGAGCTTGTCGCGCTCCTCTGCGGTGGCGGCAGAATCCTTCGCGATCTGCTCCGCCTTGTCGATCTCGTCCTTCAGCGCGGCTACGGTCTCGCCGTGGGCCGTGATGATTTCCTCGATCTTGTCTTCCTCGATGCCGAGGGCCTTCAAAAATTTCCGGGTGAGTGCCATGACACATTCTCCTTTTCTTTGGGGGCAATACTTCGCCCGTGAATGTTTATATGCAAACAGCCGGGGCGGTGCTTCGTCCCGGCTGTGATTGCCAAAATAAAGTGATTAAGTTCACGTTTTTGTAAGTTTTTTTGCGAATCGTCGCATTAAATAACGCTAGATACCATCATTGAGGTATTCTTTTGCGATTTCCGTCAGTTCCTTTTCTCCCCCGATGAGCGCATCACGGAGGTAAGGACGGCCAGCCATTTTATAGGTGCCGTCATGGACAAAGGGCGCATATTCGAGGCTGTTTCCAACGTCGACGCTGTTCTGGCCGCTGTTTTCGACGGCGTAGGAAACGTCGCGCATCAGATCGCCGGTCTGGCGGATAGGCCGCCCGTAGCCGCTTTGCATCTTGTCCAAGGTCAGATCAACGCCCTTCTGGCCTAAGGCCGTCAATGCCGTTTTTATATTTCGAGCAAGCTGCGCTTTGATCTCCGCCGAATGGTCGTCAAACCTGACTGGCATCCTTCTTCCTCCTCCCCACCACCGGCACGAGGACACAATGACAATTGATCACATCCCCGGCGAGGCCGTTGGGGTCGCCGGGATAGTCCATGACGCTGCCGAGAATGGTGTGGAACTTCTCTGACGCATCAATTTCCTTGCCGTTAAGCTCGATATGGCTTTCGCGGCTGTTGACCATGCGGGTTGACCAGCGCTTACGGATGTTGATGCCCATCTGTTCCGCCTCATGGATGGTATCGCTCCGGGCCTGCGACTGGACGCGGTTCCGCTCGGTCTGGGCAATGCGCTTCGCACAATAGGCGCTGTTGCCCATCACGTTGCGGATGCGGCGGATCAGCTTCTTCTGGTCTTCGCCCAGCAGAACGGCCTGTGTCATTTCGTTTTGCAGTCGCCGCATCATGGCCGGGGCTTCCCGCAGGTTTTGATAGGCGATCTTGCTCATGGGCGGCTGACTGTCCTTGAGGATGATCTCCGCCTGTGCCGTCGTTGGCACGGAGTAGGACAGATTCACTCCGGCTTGCTGGTCGACCAATTCCGCCGTATAGAGGCGGTTGACATGGTAGACATTGGCGACGGTCTCCCGCATGACGGGTTCGACCTCCCCGCCCGCCTGCTGGATGGCCTTTTCGATGTTCTTGACCACATTTTCCCGGCGGAGCAATTCGCGGGTAAAGCCTCGCCGCCATTTCAACACCTTCTCCGGGGTGTCATAATAGGCGGGGGGCTTGATTTTCCCCTCGTCCACGTCCCGGATTTTTTTCAGGAAACGTTCGCAATTTTTTACAGCCTGTTTAAGCGCAGCACCGTAAACCGATTCAATCCGTTTTTGGAGCGCCTTTTCCAGCTCGTCAGAGGCCCGTAAAGCCTTGTCCACGGTTTACCCCTCCTGTCTGTCAGGGTTCATGCTTCCGGCCTGCTGCTGGCCGTCTATGGCCGTCTGGAGGGCATCCAGCGACGGCAGGCCGCTGACGCGCTCCGATTCCAGCGCCTCCATAATGCCGGGGATGTCGTCCTGACTGATGTAGGGGTTCAGCTTGAGGGCGGTCTCCTGATCGATGTCGGAGCGCATGGTGTAGATGTCGTCCACGGTCTCCGACTTGTTGACGATCTGCTGACGCTGGAAGCTGATTTCCTCGGTCTCCACGCCCATCAGGGAAAGCACTTGCTGGACAAAGGCGAAACACTGCCACTCGTAATGGTCGCACTTTAGGTTTAGATTGGTCATGGCCGCCTGAATGGCAACGTTGGTCAGGCTGCCGCCGGTCAGCTCGCTCATGCTAAGCGCCATGTAGTCCTGATACAGCGCCCGTTCCAGCAGCGTCAACGCCGTTTGCCGGGCTTGGAAGGGCACGTCGATGGTGCGCGGTTCCGCGCTGGAGCTTCCCGCCCCGTCGGACACGCTCATGGCCACCTTGAGCTCCTGAATCTCCTGAATCACCTGCAAGGCCTGATCGGTGGAGCCGCCGAAGTTGTTTAGCACCCAATACACGTCATTCGCCCGGTCGAGGTTGTCGCCGAAATCCGAGGTGATCTTGTCGTACAGGTCGATCTTCGCCCGGATGCTGGCGGTCAGCTCGCTCTCGTGCTCGTCATTGGCGTACAGGGGCACCACCGGCAGGCCGGAATAGCCCTCGCCGCCCACGACCACTTCCCCCAGCGCGTCCCGGCGGACGAGCTGCTTGTAGGCCCGCTTGGGCTGCTCCTCGTCGTACTTGCCGTCCTTGGCGCGGTAGACGGTCACGCCGTCGGGCTCAAAGACGCGCATATACAGGGGCCGCTCGCCGGAAAGCTGCCAGAACTGGATGGCCGCGCCCACCATGCCGGTGAGCTCATCCAGCAGCCCCACGCAGCCGGACAGCAGGTCGCGGGCCGCGCTGATGGGCTCCAGATGGTCGAGGTTCCAGTAGCCGTAGCTGACCCCGTGGAGGAGCGCCGCCTCGCCGATCTGCTGCAGCTTCACGTCAAAGCCCCGGCCCAGCCGGTCTTTCAAGGCCGCGTCCTCCAAGGTCACGCCGTTTCCAAGCAGAAACTGGTTCTGCTGGCAGACGAACCGCCGCAGGAACGCAGAGGACACGCGGTTGCCCACCACGCGGACGGTGTCGGCCACCTTGCGGGTCAGGCCGTCTGCGTCCTTCTGCTCGCGGGTCTGGACTTTGAGCAAGTACTTGTCGTCGAGGGTGGGGTTGCAGCCCGCGAAATAGCGGTTTGCATCCAGCGCGGCAACAAAAAACGCGGAGGCCTTGTAGCTCTCCACGATTCGGCGGGCATTCTCCGGGCCGCCGCCCAGATTAAGCCAATCCTGATAGGTGTAATCCGTAAACATTGCTTCACGCTCCTAGGAGGCTGCGGCGGTCTTTGTCCAGCAGTCGGCAGGCCACGGCGGCGCTGTCCGGCGCGTCGTCATGCTCCGCGTCCTCGGTATAGTCCATGATCTGGGCGATGTACGCCCGGTCGGTGCCGTCCAGAAATACGATATTCCTCCACCATTTCCGCAGATAGGTGGAGATTTTCAGATATTTGTTCTGATATTCCGCATAGATGCGGGCCTCTTGGCCCCGGTTGCGTATCTCCTTGCCCAGATACCCCTTGTCGCCGTTGCTCTCACAGTACACCGGGGCGCATTGGAGCCGCTGGCACTCGGTGAGGGCCGCGTCCAATACGGTATCCACATGGGCCCGCCACAGGCGGCCATACAGATACAGGGTGTCGCCCCGGCGCTTGGCGCAGGTCAGGGCGGTGTAGTCCTCGCCGCCGTAGGCCGCGTCGATGTGGGCGATGCCGTCCCGCAGCAGGGCGGGGTTGTCGGTGCGTCCCGGCTGGGTGTCAAACAGGGCGTTTTCGGCGGCGATATGCCGCAGCTCATAGTTGGCCGCAAACAGGGACGGGGACATGCTGGCTTTCAGCTCGGCCAGCTTTTCCGGGGTTATGAGGCCGGTGGTGTAGCAGTCATGCCGCTCCGGCTCGGCCACCAGCGTGAATGCGTCCTCCTTGTGCCACGGGGTGCCGATGAACACGATACGCCCGTCGCGGGTGACGATGTTCCTCAGCTCCTGTACAACGGCCTTGGTGCGCTCCCGCTCGGCCCGGCTGACGCGGTCTTGGAGGTTGACCACGTCGTCACAGACGATCAGGTTTGCGTGCTTGCCGGTCATGCTGCCGCCGCAGCCGCAGCCCAGCAGCTGCTCGGCCCCTCGGGGGCTGTCGTACACATTGACGGTCAGGCTGTTGGCGGTGGATTTCATCAGCTCCACGTTCGTCCGCAGGAGCATCGCCGCCATGTAGCGGAAGCCCTCGTTGTCAAACACCTTCTTGGCCTGTGCGATGCTTTCCACGGTGTCCGCGTCGGTTTTGCGCATGAATAGGGCGTTCTCGCCGTGGTGCAGCACGCACCACATGGCCAGCGCCACGGAGAGGCAGGAGGATTTATAACTCAGGCGGTGGGCCTGCAGCGTATAGTCCTCAGTGCCGTAGAGGATGTGCTGCATCCATTTCCCGTGGAGCTCGTCGGTCAGGTCGCGAAAGCCCACCATGCGCCCCACCGCCGCCGGGTGATAGCGCCAGATATTCCAGACTTCTTCCCGGGTCACCGTATCTCACCCTTTGTCTCCTCCAGCAGCTTGTCGAGTTCGGCCTTCGCCTCGTCGGATAGGGTCGTGGTCTTCACATCGATCTGGTCGGGCGGAAGCTCGCCGATCATCTTCAGGCCCAGCTTGTACCACTCCGGGGATTTATCCATATTCAGCACCAGCTTGGCCGCGAGGGTCTTTCGGCGGGTGCTGCCGTCCTTGTTGGGCTCATCCAGCAGGGCTTTCATTTCCTCCGCGATGCCCCGCCGCTCAGCGGACGCTTTCTTGGCGTTTTCCCTCGCGGAACCGTCAGCGGAGCTGAAACGATGGCCTTTCTTCAGGTTCGCGAGGCTGTTGGGGTGCTGGCCTCTGGGCATGTCTTTCCCTCCCTCATAAAAAGGAGCGCCTGTTTTACTTGGCGCTCCGCTTTACGAACATATTTCTGCATATCGCGTTTTAAGTACGGGCTTTTCGTGGTTCGGATGATTTCCTTCGCCCGCCGGATTTTTTCGCGTTCTTCTTCTATTCTGATCATATTATCACCTCATGAAAGAGACAAAGGAGAATTTCATGGGCTTCCTGCCGTATTTGGCGGCGATTTCGGCGCTTAGCTGGTTGAAGGCTTCGGCATAGGGCTTTACCATTTCCTTCGCTTCCTCGCGGGTGATGGCGCCTCGATTGTAGAGGATTCTCGCTTTGCGGGCCGTTTCTTCTAGGGTGTTGATATCCATTGTTTCGCGCCTCCTTTATGATGCTTGAAGCTTAAGGGAGAAACGCGGGAATGTCCAGTGTTTTATTCGATTTCTTCCGAAGTTTCTTCGTAGTCGTCGAAGTCGAAATTGTATTCGTTTAGATTGATTTTCCTCGGGTCGCCTTTAACGAATACAAGGACATTTTGGTGTGTTCGTACAACCTTTCTGGCGGCGGAAAAATGGCCGTCGGCCCGTATGGCGGCGGTAGATATGGGGTCGAGCTTTACGATGTCATTATAAAAATGGCATCCGCAGGACTCAAACGCCTCAATCGTGGCCATGGTGAAGCCCCGGTACATGCCCTTCTTATCCCGGATATCGGAGACGACGACGGCGCAGAAGGCATTATCCGCCAGAAGGGAGACGGTCTTGGATATGATATCCCGGTAAGATCGAATGAAGTCGCCATACGGCATATTGGATAGATCGTTCGGGTCGTCGCTGTACTTCTCCAAGTCCCCGTAGGGCGGGCACATGAGGAAGAAGTCGAAGGGGGCTTCGTCGCCGAGGATCGTATTTATTTCCGCGCTATCCCCGCAGTACCATCGAGGGGTTATGGTTTCATTGCCCTCATTGCGGACGGTCTCGAGGGAATCGTAGTTCTCGGTTATTTGCTCCTGCCGGATATCAACGCCGTGATAGGTGGCTCCTAGGAACATAGAGACGATACCACGGACGTTTCCGCCGGAGAATGGGTCGATGATTTTACCGCCGGGCGGGCAGAACCATCGAATCAGGGTTTCGCAAAGGACGGGGTCAAACTCGCTTGTGCCGGTGAGAGATGAGCCGATCAGTTTCCCAAGCCTTCGCAGCCCTTCGCCGATAAGCCCCTGATCTCGCCCGTTGCGGCTATCCGCGCCTATGATATAGTGCCATTGTTTCTTGCGGTCAAGCCATTTCCCGTTGCGCCCGTCTAAGACGGAGAAGGGCGGGAAAAGATACTTATCGGAGAGGCTTATGCCTTTCGCTCCCTGCTCCCATTCCGCCTTATCCTTAATATCTTCGAGGCTATCAAAACCAAACTGGCTCATATCAATTTCAGCGATCCCGGCCAGTTCCTCTTCCAAGGCGGAGAAATCCCAGTCGGCCAACTCGCCGGACTTGTTATCCGCCAGCCGGTAGGCCTTAATCTGCTCCTCGGTGAGTTTATCCGCGACGACAACAGGGACTTCGGTCAACCCAAGCTTCCGGGCAGCCTTGTAGCGGGTATGACCGGCGATAATCACGCCGTCCTTGTCTACGACGATCGGCTGCTGCCAGCCAAATTCCCGGATGCTGGCGGCCACCGCGTCCACGGCGCTGTCGTTGTTCCGTGGGTTATTTTCATACGGGGTGATTTCCCGGATGGGTCTTTGCAATACTTCCATGGTGATTCCTCCTGATTTATGGCAACGAAAAAGAGGGCGGAAATTCCGTCCTCTTTGTTTGGGCCTGTAAGGCCCGTTACGACAGTCTTTCGGCTAAGGCTTCCTGCAACACCTGAGAGAAGTTCAGGCCGCGTTTGATAGCCGCCTCGTTCATCCATTGAGGGATGGTGAGGGTCTTCTTCACCGACCGCAGAGAAAGGCGATTTCGGTATGCGTCGGTGTCGGCCTTAATCAGGGTGACGAGCTGCCCGTTTTCCGCCCGAATTTGCGTATGCGCCGCTGGGATTGCCTCGCCGCGATCCTCCAAGGCCATCAGATGGAGACTGAGGGCATCCTCGGCCATCATCAACGCATCGGGGAGATCGTCGCCGCAGGTATAGCAACCGTCTAGATCGGGGAAAACCACGTTGTACGCGTCCCCCTCCTGCGTCAAAACCGCAGGATAAACATAATTCGCCACAAAAATACCTCCTTTTTTGTGGGTGCCCATGGGTAGTATATCAACAGGGGGTGGGGCTTATTTCAGCCCCGCGTCCTTCATGATCCTATCTGCCGTCCCGTTCGGGATTTCCTTGGCGTGGTGCCGTGGGACGCAGAATCTTTTGCCGGTCAACGGGCTATACCATATTTCATGGTTTGCGCCGTTGGTATCAAGGAAGCATCCGGCCTTTTTTAGCATCCTCGTTAGCTCGCTGGTTTTCACCGCTTCGCCTCCTTTCGCTCCTTATTATATACGTATTTTATACGTACGTCAAGGGGTAAAAGGAAAAATAAGACGATTGCGCCCCACCACACAATCAAAACATGGGGGGCAACCACTCCCCATCCTTCCCGCGCCGGAGGTAAGCGCCGCTCCTTAAATCGCCTCCCACGCAAAAAGGGAGCGGGCCGAGGCCAACTCCCTTTTCCGTGTGCTATTCAATTTGCAATTATCATTATATTGTATTTATTTTTGTTTTTCAACTGCATTTTACTGCACGGAAGCCAGCTCGCTGTTCATGGCCTTTATGATCTTTGGGAGCTGCAGGGCGAAGAAATCGATCATTTCCTCGTTCTGTGCCCAATCGCTGTTTTCCGCCAAGCCGGATTCATACAAAAAGGCATGAATGACCTCATGGCGCATGTTCTTGTTCATTTGCCAATACAGATCGCCTTTGTTTAGCGGGTCGTCTCCCACGTCGCCGTAGTCGTTCACGACGATCTCCTTGATGGAGTTATCGCATAGCCCGTCGCAATCCTTCAAGCGCTTGTCTTCACTCTTGTTGCATAGTGTCAGGATGTATTCGGTGCCCAAAATGTCGATCTTATACTTATCCAAGGTCATTCTCCTCCATCCACCTTCTGATAATTCCCAGCGCCCGGCCATGCTGGATAAACACCCAGCGGCTCTGCCGATCCTCCTGCCGCTGGAAATGCTCGATGATCTCCGGCCACTCCGCGCCCTCGATGTAGCGCATAGTCAGGATGAGCTTCTGCCGCTCGTCGGTCAACTGGCCGATGGCGCTCAGTACCTGCGCCGCCTTGCGGTCGATGCGGGCGATCTCCGCCACGAAGCTGCGCTGCGCGTCCACATTGTTCACGACGGCCTCGGCCATGCGGTCATAGGCCGCCGGGCTGCCGGAAACGCTGACGGGCTTCAGTTTCGCCGTGCAGGATGTAGCGGACGCATAATAACGCTCCATGTGCCGGGCAAGCCGCTCCCGGCGCTCCAGCATTTCCGGGTATCCGAGCAGCCATTTCTTCGCCGGGTTTTCTGGCTTTTGTATCAGCTTCGCGGTCTCGATCATATTTTACCTCCCGTCTCGTTCCCCGCAGGGCTGCATTTCGCGGCATTTCCCGCGGTACACGCAGTCCGGCACCAGCACCCGCAGCATTTCCGGGTTTAGCCCGATGATGGCATTGCAGACCGCCGTCCATAGCTGCCGGGTCTCCGTCGCCGCCTTATAGCACAGCCGCTTTCGGCTGATATTGATAAGGGCCTGCGCGTTCGCATCCATGGTCAGCATCACCGGCGCGTCCTGCCGGGCCTTGTTTCGGTCGTACCTGCTCTGCCTGTCGTTTCGCTGGCTCTGCACGTACCATTCTACACCGTATTTGTGCCGCACCAGATGCATGGCCACCCAGTAGGGCACGTCATACATTCGCACCGTCCACATAAGGGTTCGGATGGGGGAATGCTCCGCCTTCAAGATTTTTTCCATCCACGCGGGGGAGGGGACTTTGTCCGTCCCCTTCCCCTCCGTTCCCAGCGCCAGCCGGTAGCACCGGGCCCAGTCTTCTTCTGTTGGTCTGCGGATGATCTCGATCTTACTCATTTTTCCTCACTCCTATCCAGTCCACAATATTTTTGGCCGTCAACACCGCCCAATAGCCGACGATCCACGGCCACATGTTCCGCCCGGCAGCCAGCCCCGCGCACACGGTCAGGGCGATAGCAGCCAGCGCCAGCACCAGCAGGGCAGATATATGCTTGCAGGTCATAGCGTTTCAACCTCCGCTTTTCCGGCCCACTGTTCCGCCATGGCGCGGGCGATGCCGGGGAATGTTTTCGAGCGCGTTTTCATGTCGCGTTCTTTGCGGCCCTGGAATCGCCTGTAGTTGCCATTTGCGTCTTTGCATCCGCCGTTTACGTAAGGCGTGTGCTCTGCGATGATTTTTGTCGGGATCAGCGGCGGCAAGTTTTTAATCCACAGGCATGTGCGCTTGCTGTATGGATGTCCATACTCATAAGGCTGTATCGCCTGGGAGTACGGCGGCAGTTGCACAAGCCGCATCGGCGTTGGATTCTCAATGGCGATCCTGTCAATGTCCGCCGTCCAGAAGGCCATAAAAAGCTCTTTTGCCTCCATGGCCTTTGCATATCTTTCCAAAATAATTTCTCCGTTTACTCTCATCCGGACGGCTCCCGCGTTTGTAAGATATGTGCACGGCGGATGAGCAATCAGCATATCCCACTTTGGGACGCAGTGCGTTTCTCCGTCCATTGTTACGATTGTCCCGCCCTTCAGCGATTCCAGCGCATCTCCCATGATGTGCCATTCTGGGTGCCCGCCAGACGGCTCCTGCAGGTCGCATGAGTATGCTTCGTGTCCCAGGCGTCGCATCTCAGTGCATACCGCCTGAGATTCCTCACATGCTATCAGGATTTTCATGGTTCATTCCTCCCATTTCTCCGCCGCCATCTGTTCCGGCGTAGGCTTCCGGGGCCAGCAGCGCCAGAATTCCCCGTATTCGGATACCAGCTCTTCGTCTTTCAACCAGTACGCCAGAGACGGTATATCTTTTTCATCCATTCCGCATGGAGTATTCGCAAGCACCCACAACGCCATGTCACTCACTGTATCAAATTCTACCCACAGCGGTTCAGCATCCCGCCCTTTTGCACAGTGTGCTTTCAGCTCTTCCAGCGTCAGGGGCCGCATTTCCGGCTCGGCGCGGTGTAGGGCGGCGGAAAGGGCTTCCTCCGGCGTCTTTTCGGTCTGCCATGGGGCGGTGCATGGCCCGTTTGGCATACATCTACAGCATGGGGCTCCGTTATGGATGCACTTCGGCGTTTCGGTCATTCGGCATTCTCCTTATTCTCTAACTGGGTGCGTTGATTCCATGCTTCGATCAATTCTTCTTTTGTTGCACAGAATGAATCAAGCGTAAATACCATATCGCACCCTTCACAATAAAGTACAAAATCGCGAAAGTAACTGTACGCCTCGTCCAAGTGGACGTATCCACCGCAAAACGGGCACGGCTTTAGTTCGGTCATTCGTTCTTTCCCTCCCCGTCCATCTTCGCGCCGCAGTTGGGGCAGAACTTTGTGTCCTCCGTCACATAAATACACGGGTTTTGGTGGCAATGTGAACACTCCCAATAATGACCATGGCCTACATGCCGTAAAAGCCATTTGGCGTGTGTCATAGGCGCAGCGTCAACGGCGGGAAGCCTCCTTGCGTCCTGATGCAGCGCCTTGTTCTCCTCGATCAGGGCGGCGATCCTCATGCCGTCCTCCCGGATGCATTCCTGCAGCCGCTCATACTCTGCGGCACTGATCTCGATCATCTTCGCCATATCAATCCTCGTCCTCCAATTCGATCCAATTCAGCGGGTCGCCGAAATCCAGCGTCAGCCCCATGCGCTTATACACAGCTTGCACGGCATCGGCGGACGTAAAGCAGTCCACGATATACCGCTGCATTTTCTCCAGCACCCGGTGGCAGCGCTTCCCGCCGAAGCCGTGGAGGTCGTTCAGGGCTAAACACACGGCGGCAAAGCATATCTGATAGGTGCCGTTGATCCCGGCAGTGCGCCCGTCCTCGTAGGCGCTGTCCAAGTCCTTCTGCGTGATGCCGTTCTTCACCAGCGCGGCAAGTTTCTGGTCGTGGGTCATGCGCTGCCATTTCGGCTGCTGCTTCTTGGCGGCTCTCCTTTGTGCGCGGTTCATGACCGGTATCCCTCCAGTACGACGTATTCTTTAGGATACATAACAATACTAGTTCCATTCACATTTACCCAGCCATCGCGTGTCCCTTGGTGACGAGAAGTCACCAAGAAAATATCACCTTTATGATAACAGTCCTCGTAACCGTCACAAATGTACACGATCTTAATGTACTCGCCCGGTTTTGCAAAGCGTTTCACTTCTCGCACTTCGGGCTTCTTCTCGGCCTTCCTCTGGCTGTTCCAGAGCCGTTCAAAGGCCAGCTCTGCGCCCTTGCGCCAGTCGAACTTGTCCGCCGGGTTCCGCCGGGCAATGGCGGTCTTGATCTCCCGGTCGTTGATGGTCATGGTGGCGGTGGTGGTAGTGCCGTCGCAGTCGATCAGGATTTGATACGACGTTTTGCACGGGCAAAAATCGATCTGGTCAAAATCAACGACGTTACGTCCATCATGGCCATAGCTTTGCGTTAACCTGCCATTGCAGAAAAAATCCATTTCTAAAACCGGCATAAAGGGAAGCGCGGAAGTTGCTTTCTTGCCACTGTGCCAGACAACCCCGCGCTTGTCGCACTCTTTCAGCAGCGACAACGCTTGTTTGTTGTTCTTACAGCGAATATCCACTTTCCCGGCGAAAAAATCATTGATGGAATACCTTTTCATTCCTTTTCCCTCCTACTCGTCCTTTTCGTCTTTGGCTCCATTGTTCCGATGGTACGGCGTTCCGGGGTTCCCCCAGACGGCCTTGTACTTGTTGCATTCCGTCGGTTCCACATAGCGCCTTTCATGCTCAAGGCACCCGCCGTTGGTTTCCTGATGATACTTCGGGCTCCCCTGACAATAGCATCGGTACCCTTCCCCTCCGTGTACCTCCGGCCAGTGCCACAGGCAGGTAGAGCAGCGCCCGTGACGCTTCTTCCGGCTCAGGTCGATGACGGTCATGACCTCGCCTCCAATTCCCGGCCCGCCTCCCACTCCCGATAGAGGGCCATCCAGTCCGGCAGGGTCATGGTGACCAGGATGGCCGCGTTGTTTTTGCGGTGGAAGACGGCTGGCAGGTCTCCCTTTCCCCCGGCTGCAGCGTCCCGGATGGCCTGCTCCACCCACTCATAGAGCCGCATCTGCTCGCAGTGCTTGGCCTCGATGTGGATGCCCGGCAGGCCGATCACATCAGACGCGTCGCCGGTGTTGCCGCAGTACTGGGCCGTGCGCCGGGTGTCGTACCCTTCGGCCCGCAGGGCCGAGGCCAGCTCTCGCTCAAACCGTGCACCCTTGCGGCGGCTGTTGATCGTCATGTTCCTCATCCTTTCGCGATGCATTTATAGGTCATGTGACTAGGATCGAAAATCAATCCGATTCGCCCTAGGCTGTCGTTTCGGTTCTTGGCAACCTGCAGGGCGATATACTGGTTTCCATTGCGGGTAGCCATTTCCGCAATGCCACGATGGCATTCCGGGATGGCGGGGTCATCCAAGGTTTCGGGGCGGTGCAAAAACACGATGCTGTCCGCGTCCTGCTCGATATCGCCGGAGCCGCGCAGACAATCCATGGTTGGCATTTCCAATCGGCCCTTCTGCTGCGGGCGGCTGACCTGTGCCAAGGCCAAAACCGGGATTTTCAGGTCAAGGGCCATTGCCTTTAGTTCATGGCTGACGGTGGTAATTCGCACAAACTCGCTGTCGGTCTTTTGGGCCGTCTTTAGCAACTGCAGGTAATCGACAACGAGCAAATCGAGGCCGCGTTCATCCTTTCGCCGCTCTGCCTCGGCCCGCAGGGCTTCGACGGTGCGGACGGAAAACGTAAAGGGCATGTTGAGATTCGCAAGTTCATTTGCGGCCTCCATGATGTGTTCCCAATCGTCGACCTCCAGGCCCTTGCCGGTGCGCAGCTTTCGGCCCTCCACGCCGCTCCGGGCGGCGATCAGGCGGCGGAGATACTGGCTGGGGGTCATTTCCAGCGAGCAAATGCCCACCTTCTTTCCGGCGGCGGCAATGTGCATGGCCATGTAGGCGGCGAGGGCGGATTTGCCTACGGCGGGGCGGGCCCCCAGCACTGTCATTTCGCCAGGGAACAGGCCGCCAAGGGTCCTGTCCAGATCGGCCACGCCGGTATTCAGGTACGTGATTTTTCCCTGACTGGCCGTCTCGATCTCGTCGATGGTGGTCATGACAAGATCGGTCATTTCAACCCAGCCATCGTTGCCGGAGGTTAGTTTCCGCAGGCTGTCCATGGCGGCGGCCTTGATAGCGTCCGTGTCCCGCTGCTGGTCGTTGGCGGCAATGGACAGTGCTTCGGCGATCCGTTCCATGTCCCGGCGGGTGGTGATCTCCCGCAGGGCCTTGATATCCTGCGGCAACATCACGGTGGACGGAGAATACCGCAGGGCCTCCAACACGGCGGCCTGCCCGGTCGTGGGAAATTCCTCCGCAATCGCCCGGCCAATGCTGGGCGCGTCGTAGGGTTCACGGCGGGCCGTGGCCTTCTTCATGGCGGCGAATATGGCCTTGTATTCGGGCACGGTGAAATCCCTTTCGGTTAGGCCTGGGAGCCATTTCCGGGGATCGCCGGTCTGCAGCAGGCCCCCGATGACGGAGCGTTCGATGGTCTGGTCGTAGATCATCTGATCACCTCCCCATCTTGGATGAACGGTATCTCGTAGAGGCTTTTGCCCTCTTCGGCGGGCTTTGGTTTGTCCTCCAAGATGCGGCGGACGAAGGGCCAGTTCACGCCGCCTTTTTTGTCATGGTCACTGGCGGTACGCAGGGCGGCCAGCAGGCGCTCCTCCCCGTAATCGGCCAGCAGCCCCATGGCGGTGTCCATGGCCTGCAAGGTGGGCTGGATGCCGACCCGCACGAGGGTGGTTTTCACCCGGTCGTACTGTTCGGCGGCCCGGTCGCATTCCTCCGGGGTCATAAAGGGGGAGGGGGCGGTGAGACCATCGCGCGCGCACGCGCGTTCCTCCTCCTCTTTGTCTTTGTCTTTGTCTTGCACGATATCGTACGATATCGATTTTTCTTGCACGATATCGTACGATATCGTGGATGTCCTTTTTCGGGCAGCTTTCCGAGCACCTTCGGCCTTTCGGTCGTAAGTTTGCTGATCTCTGTCGATGCTGGCTTTGGCCGCGGGCCATACAAACCGCTCGTTTCCGCGAAGATCAGGCTCTTGTCCAGACATAGCGTATTCCAGCATCGCCTTAAAGAGCCGTCCGCATTCCGCGTCGCTGAGGGGCGCAAGGCTTGAGGCAAAGTCCGTAAAGACTTTCAGATACTTCATGGGTGTGCTCCTACTTCATTATTCGGTCAGAACGGAAGATTGTCGTCTACCACTTCCTGATAGCCATTATTCGCCGGGGCTGCGGGGGCCGGTGCGGCCTGCTCTGCCTTGGGGCTCAGGAACTCCACGTCCTGCGCCATGACCTCCAGATTGGCGTAGGCCTTGCCGTCCTGCCCGGTGTAGGTGGAGACGCTGACGGGGCCGGTGACGGCCACCTTGCGCCCCTTTAGGAGATACTTCTGGCAGGTCTCGCCGGTCTTGTTCCACGCGCTGACGCGGAAAAAGTCGGTCTTGTCGTCCTGCCCGCGGCGGTTGACGGCCACGGTGAAGGAGCAGACAGAGGAGCCGGACTGAGTGACCCGGGTCTCCGGGTCGCGGGTCAGGTTGCCGATGATGGTCAATTTATTCATGGGGTTTTCCTTTCAGCCGGTACGTCCGGCAGATTTTTTCATCAATGGTGATGGGCTGCAGGTGGTATTTTTCCAGCAGCGCGGGGTCGCCGTGCTGATGGGCCTCCATGTGATGCTCCCGGCAGAGGGGCAGGGCCTCCATGCCCATGTGGTCGATCTGGTCTCGGTTTCGGCCCATGCCCACCCGGTCGATGTGGTGCAGCTCTCCGGGCCTACGGCATACCGCGCAGACCTTTCGCATGGCGCAGGCATACACGTAGGCGGTCACGTCTCCGGCGATCTCCGCGAGGTTCTCGCGGGTGGGAATCCCGTGTTCCACGCAAAATTCGATCAGAAAATCGATGTACAGGCGGGCGGTGGTCATGTCGCAGTCGGAGAGACTAAAGCGCTTGATGGCCTCGGCGGTGAGCTCGTCCATGCGGTCGATGAGGAATTTCCGTTTGAGGTCTCCGTTGAGCATTTCCCGGTCGCCCGCGCTCAGGTAGCCGCAGGCGGCGGAGATATCGCCCACCAGCGCCCATGCGTGGCGGCGCTGCTCCGGGCTGATCTGCCGCTTATCGTGCCATAGCACCATCACGTCCTCGCTCAGGTTATCCACCGGGGGGCGGATGGTTTTCACGGCCACGGCTCCCCGGTGGTCATAGGCCCGGCCTACGGTGGAGATCATAGGCGTTCACCGGCAGAGCGCCGAGCAGCTTCATCTTTGGCACAGTTCACGCAGAGCACTTCGCCGAATTTCTCCTTGCTGGCCTTCGCCAGCTCTTGGGCGGTGCGGTTGCCATAGGGCATGATCTCATTTCCGCAGGCGGTGCAGTAGATCGGGACTGCGTCGGACTGGTTCGCCGGGGTGCCGGTCTGTTTCTTCTGCTCGGTCTCCTGCTGGTTCTGTTCGCTCTCCGGGGGCTTCTTTTGGGTGGGCGGGTCTTCCGGCAGGTCTTCGCCCGCATAGATGTACAGGCCCAAGCCGTGGCGGGCGATGGCCTTCGTCAGGCTCCGTTGGATGGTCTTGTTGACCGCGAAGCTGTCTACCTGCGCCAGAGGGATGCTGCGGTTCCGCGCGTCCATCACCGGCAGGTACTCGATATGCTCCAAAGAGGTCTCCCCGTCCACCAGCGTTACGCCGGTCTTCACCCAGCAGGTCTTGCCGTCGGTGTGGTAGGGGTTGCCATTGGCCGCCTCATAGACGGTGTAGTAGCTCATGGGGTAGCGCTTTTTCAGCTCGCCCCATGCCCAAGCCCAGCTCAGGTAGGTCAGGTTCCCTTTCTTCTCGGTGTGGCCGCTTACGTCCACGCCGTTCAAAATTTCAAACGGGCTCATTGTCGCTTTCCTCCTTTTCCAGCGGGCACCAGAGGCCGAAGCGCTTCGGCGCCCAGATAATTTCTCCCGTCACGCAGCAGCGCTTGCGGTCGCGGTTGTACGCGTCGGTCTGGCAGTACTTGCAGCCCTCGCAGCACTGGTGGTCTGGGTCAAATCCGATACGGTCGGTCAGGCGATAGACCGCCGGGCGGATACCTCCATGCACAGCCTGTCCCTCCATTCCGTGTAGCTGTCGTAGTAGGGGGAGCACTCCACGAGGCAGCAGGCCCATTCCATGGCCCTATCGGGCTGGTCTTGCTCGATCATGTCCCAGATCACTTCCATCAGGTCTTTCTGCGGCTCCTGCGAAAACTTGTGTACGTTCATGCCGATGGCCGCCGCCCGCCAGCCTAAATGCTTCTCCCGCACGTAGGCCATGCGGTTTTCGTCGGTGTCTGGCAGCATCTTGGATGGCTCGTAGTAGTCGCCGATCACGGCGGGATTCTCTAGTTCATATCCCATTCTTTCCACGCCTTTCTGATTCGCTTTCTCTGCTTCATGGGTCGATTGGGGATCGGGTCATAATTCCCGCTTCCGGGGCTTTTCCGCCTCTTGGGGCGGTCGGGGCGCTGGCACTCGTGGGCCTCCCACGGCTGATCCAGATACGCCCCGCATTCGCAGCAGCGATACATTGCTTCATTCCTCCTGCTTCCATTTGATTGCACTCCTGATTGTATGGGTCTTATGATTGATGCAAACGCTATCGTCATTTAGCTCGATCACTCCGTCCGTCGCAAATCTTTTCGGAACAATGACCGTTGCACTGTCGTAGGCATTGACTGTGGCGTGGCCGGTGGCCATGACTATGGTACTGTCGATGGCATTGACTGTGGCGCGGCCGTTGGCCGTGACTATGGCGCTGCCCATGGCTTTGACTGTGGCGCTGCCGTTGGCCGTGACTATGGTACTGTCGATGGCATTGACTGTAGCGCTGCCGTTGGCCGTGACTATGGCGCTGTCACAGGCACCAACTATAACACTGCCGTAGGCATTGACTGTGGCACTGTTGTAGGCCGTGACTGTGGCGCGGTTGTAGGCATTGACCGTTGCACGGCCGTAGACCCTGACCGTTGCACTGTCGATGGCCTTGACCGTAGCGCTGCCGGTGGCAAGCCATACGCCATCCGAAACTTCATGTTCCCCAGCGTAAATCGTATGTTTCCGCATCCATGTTTCGACCAGCTCTTTCAGCTGCGGCAAACGCTCTGCTTCATTCCACCACTCCGGCAAAATATCCTGATCGACGATCAGCTTCCACCCGTCCACAGCGCTGAAAATGTCTCTGTCTGCCGGTGACAGCTCCACCCGCACGAATACCTTGCTGGCATTCGTAAAATTATCTTTAATTCCCAGCTCCTGCAGCATTTTGTCGTGGCTGTCATAGTCCGGCAGGAAAATTGTATCCTTAAGCACCAGTGCGCTCTTAAATTGGCACATCTTGTTCTCCTTCTGTTTTTGTGTTATAATGATGGTGGTTGTTTTGGACTGGCTTTCCTTTCGTGCCTCATCCTTTGTCGTTGGAACCCCCTTGGGCTCGTGCTGGTAACACGAGCCCTCTTTTTATACCAGCCCGTGGCCCCACGCGATGAACGCGCCCACAAACAGCGCCACGGCGGCGAACAGGGCGACGATCACCTCCCAGCTCTTATCGGGCGGGCAGACCTCCGAGGCCATCCAGCGCAGGCGGCGCTTGTAGCGCAGCAGGTTCAGGCCGGTGCGGGGGATGTACTCCATCATGGGGATGCTGGTAAACGTCTTGGGTACGATGCGCATCATTCTCATCTCCTTTTGATTCTCAATTTCCCGTCTTGGTCGATATATCCGCCCTCCGGGGCTTCTTCCATCGCCCGCCGGTGCTGCCGGACGGGCTTTTTCGCGGGCCTGCGGGCCTCCTGCGCCATCTCCTGCCGGGCCAGCTGCCAGCGGGTCACGGCCCTTTCGGTGGTGGCCAGCCGGGGCCGTGGACTGCGGGGGTCAACGCCCACCGCGAAGCTCTCGATCTCCCCGGAGCGCATCAGACGGCATACGTTTTGGTAGGTCATGCCGGTGGCCTCGGCCACCTGCCGGGGGGTCATTTGGCGCTCCATCTTCTTTCCTCCTTTCATTTCCCGATCCTCGCTAACGTGTCGCTCAGGCTGGCGATCAGCGCCCTGATCTTCTCGGCGTACTGGCCGCTCAAGTCCTGATCGTCAATGTGCCCGTCCATCACGTCCCGCTCCACGGCCTCCTGCAGCTGGGCCACGTCGGCCATGGTGTAGCGGTTTCGCATCACGCTCACCGGCAGGGCCATGTCGGCGCAGCCGATGTAGCGGCGGCGGTAGCTGTCGTAGTGGCTGAGCATCCATTTGTGCCAGAGGGTGGGTTCATTCAGCGCCTCGCCAATGTTGTCGATGTCCTCCGGCGTGGGGATGGCCGCGCCGCTTTCCCAGCGCTCGATGGTGCTTTCGCTCACGCCTATCTTCTCGCCCAGCTTCCAGCGGGGCAGGCCCTTTGCTTCCCGGGCTTTTCGCAGGTCTTTTTCCGTAAATTCTGCCATGTTTCGCGCCTCCTCCAGGGTTTATACTTGGCTTGTGGACGACGTTTCAAAGAACTTCGTCCACTCTACGCCGAGGGCCGCGGCGATGCGCTGGGCCGTGGGGACGGAGGGGGAAATGTGCCCGTGTTCATAGTTGTTAAAGGTGGGTTGCGAAACGCCTACTTTCAACGCCATGTCCTTCTGGCTTAGGCCTTTGGACTTTCGGGCATCAATAAGCCATTGCCGCATTTAGTCACCTCCTATCGCTTAGCTTGTAACTATTATAATATAGTTAGCAACTAATGTCAATAGCTTTCAACTATATTTTTTTCGTTGCCAATTTAGGCCGGAACTATATAATAAATAAGGAGGGATTTTATGAACCGTTTTCGGGAATGCCGCGAAGCTTCCGGCCTTACGCAAAAATACGTTGCTCTTACGCTTGGCGTTAAGGGGCCTTCCGTCAGCAACTGGGAAAGCGGAAAGACCACGCCGACGACAGAAAACGTTGCTGCGCTGGCAAAGTTGTACAACGTTTCCGTCGATTATCTCCTCGGCCGGGACGAGGGACAGCCTCAGACCGCACCGAAATACAGCACCGATCAGCGGAAAGAAATCGTGCTGAAAAAGCTGGAAAAGAAATCCCTCGCGCAGTTGGAAGCGATTCTGGTTGCCCTGGGTGATGATGGAAAATAAAAAAAGCGCCTTTCGGCGCTGGGGGATGATTTTTGATGCAAAACCAACCGGCGGGTTGGGAGGTAGGGGACATGATAGCGGGGCTTGCCCTCGGATTGTCACTGATTAATCTAATTGTTGGTGTTTTCGTAGAGAGATACAGACGGCGACGCTCGATTTCTATCGAGGACGCATTTTTATTCCCCGTTGGCTATACCTCTGATTTTTGCTGGCTGGTTGTGCTGGCAACGCTTGTCAATAACACTCATGCCTGTTTGTCGTTCACCAACGCAAGACTTCGGTTGAAAGACGGGGAGATAAAAAACGAGATCAATCTCCGCGTACTTCCCTTCGGGGAAAAGAAGATCGAATTGGATTCCCTTCCGATCATCATCCCGGAACGAGGGGCGGAGCGGGTCACATTCGCCTTTCGGTTGAAAAGCGAAATGGATTCCCTCACAGCCCCATTCGTTCGGTGCAAGAATGAAGAAATTCGGAAACTTTGCTTCCCAAACGTGAATGTCTTGGTGCCGTCTGGCGGCAGCCACGAAGGGCAATGTCGTAAATTTCCTGATAATTCGGGGTTAAAGGATTTCCATCTTCCTTTGTCTTTTCTAGTTTCTGGCAAATTGCTTCAAAAAGATGTCTGCTTTGCCGTTGACGACATTCGATCGTTGCTTTAATGACAAAATGAGTGTTTTCCACGATTGCGGCGGCAATAACAACCGCAACGGCGGTCAGGCCAACCGTGACACTTGCTACGACAGCGCTTAAACAGATCAATAGAAAATTCAAATGCTTTCCCTCCTTGGCCTTAATGATAGTTCCAGTATATTCTATTGGTCAATAGATAGTCAAATGGTTTTGAGGAATTCAAGAAACTTTTGAAATTCCTCGTCGCTCATTTCTACCACTTTTTTCACGATCTTTTCAATGGTTTCCTCTCGCCGGTCTTTCATGCCCTGTTTCTTTCCGCCCCGCATAGGCTGTTGTAAACCATTCGCACGAATTTATAGATTTTTTTCAGTGCGCTCTCCGGGCAAACAGCCTGTACCATGCGGATAATTTCGTTACGGTAGTCCATGTTCATTTCTCCTCCCCCGTTGTCTTTTGGCGTTGCGCCCTGTTCTGCTTCCGTGATACTACACACCGCCAAAATAGGCAATAGGCAGAAATGGGACGTTCGACAAAATGCGACAGAATAGGAGGCCTAAATATGGGACAAACTGACCACAAATATGGGACAATTATTGATATGGACGACCTGCGGGAGCGCATAAAGGCAGAAATGGGGCGGCAGGAGATCGGAATCGGAAAACTGTCCGCAATGACCGGAATCCCGAAAAGCACCATCGACAATTTTATCAATACCTCAACAGTCCCCGCCTTTGATCGCGTGTACCAGATCACAACGGCCCTTGGGTTGGAGATCGTGGAACAGCCGCCGGACATCCCGGAGGACGCACCAGCGCAGCACGGCTACACGTCGGAGTATGTCAACGACATGAACGCCGTCCACCAACAGGAGAAAACCGACATACGGGAAAACCAGCGCTATGCCATTGACGCATTGAAAGAAGCGTATGAAAACGAACGGGAAATTACGCAGCAGCTAATCACATCCCTGAAAAAGGAAAAACGCATATGGTGTATTCTGGCCGTCGTTATGATTGCGTTTATTTGTGTGTGGTTTATTTGGGATATCACGAGCCCCGCCTGCGGAATCATCCGCTACAACCGCTCCCTTGTCGGCCCATTCGCCAAGGGCTGAATAGGAGGAAATAATATGCCACGCCAGACCCTCAAGCAACGCAAGGACGGGCGCTACAAATGCGTCTACAAAGGCATTCAATTTTACGGGGAGACGCAATCCGAGGCATTAGCCGCCCGTGACGCTTACAAGCGGCAGGAGGCGCAGAAAAAGCCGCAGGACGTGACGGTGATGTCCTATGTCCTGCGGTGGCTCCCGGCGTACAAAAGCGGCGTGACTAGGAGAACCTATAATTCTTACGCCGGAATGCTGGAATGTTTTTCCGAATTTGTAGGGGTAGAAACTTTACTGCGGAACGTTACAAAAACAAATATTGCCGAATATTATAATACGATCGCCGACAAAAGCAGCTCCTATATCCACAAAGCACAATGCCTGATTCGTGCGCTATTTGAAGACGCGCAGGACGATGGAATCATCAATAACAATCCTTCCCGCAAAATCAAACCGCCGAAGGGCACCAGCGGAACGCACAGAGCCTTGGAGCCGTGGGAGCGGGAGCTTGTTCACGAGATGGTAGATCATCCTTTCGGGGTTTGCGCCATGCTCATGTTGTACGGCGGCCTTCGCCGTGGGGAAGCACTGGCGTTTGACATTGACCGGGACGTAGACTTTGACGATGGGGTTATTTTTGTCCGTCATGCCGTGAGCTATTGCACCAGCCACCGAGGAACGATCAAAGGGCCGAAAACGGAAGCAGGGGTTCGCACGATCCCGCTTTTCAATCCGCTTCGTGCCGTTCTTTCAGGGCGGCACGGGCTGGCATTTCAGGCGGTGAACGGGCAAAACACACATTCCGCTTTCTGCAAGGCGTGGAGCAGCTATATCAATCAAATGGAAGCGCTTCTCAATGGCTGCTCCAAACGATGGTACGGGAAATCCAAAGCACAGCAGGAGCTTGCCGCCGCCGGGCAGCTTCCGCCATGGCAAGAGATCACCATCCGCACCCACGACTTCCGGCATTCCTTCTGTACCATGTGCAGAGACGCTTACGTTCCCGCCGAGGTGCTGGTGCAATGGATGGGGCACAAAGACGATACCATGATCCGGCGCATTTACGACCATGTTTCCGATCAGCGCCGAAAAGAAGCAAAGCAAAATGTCGAAAACGAAATGTCCCGTATTTTTGGCTCAGAGGTTCAAAACGAGGTTCAAATACAATGGAAACGCATAAAAAAACTTACATAACAATGTTTTGAAATACAGGATAGTTTGCATTTTCAGGAAATCACTCTACAAACTTTTACCCATCTCAAAGCATCCAAAACCCCGCATCCACAAAGGGTTGCGTGGTCTTCCTATGCCAAAATATTTTCTCAAATTCTTTTCAAAAACCCCTCATTTTCCAGTTCAAAGGTTCAAAACGAGGTTCAAACTTTCCCGCCCAAAATCCCGGCCCATGTCTTCATATCCTTTGCCCGTTTCAGCTGCTCCCGATCCTCTACCGCCACGGCGGCGAGGGCCTGTTCCACCTGCTCTAAGCGGGGGACTTTGTCGAGGTCGGCGCAGTAGTCGGACAGGTACACCTTCGGGGCTTCTTCCTTCGCAGGTTCGGCCTGCACAGATTCGGATGGGGCGGCAAGATACGCCCGCACGGTCAAAAGCGCTGCAAGATCGTACACGTTTTTCGCGCTGGCTTCGCCACGCAGCGACTTTTCAATTTCGCTTTCCACCCAGCTCAGCGTAATCACGCCGCCCCCTCCTTTCATGCCTTGTACATGTCCAGCAGACGGCGCACGTCCGCTGCCTCGTCGATCTGCTTCTCGTGCTCCCATTCCCACACGGCCCGCATGGAGGCGGGAGCCTCCGAACCGGAGCGCTCCTTCTGGTCGATCATTTCCACGGCGTGGCGGTGCAGCGCGTCCACATGGCCCAGCTCGTCCTGAGCGATGCGGGCATAGGTGGAGGCCAGCGCCGGGAACTGCTCCTTGTGCTTAACGGCCTCCTTGGCGTAGCACTCCGCGTCTTCCAGCTTCGCGCCGATGTCGCGGATGATCTCTTTCAGCTCTTTCATTCCTTCGCCCTCCTTACGCCTGCCGGAGCGCGTCCAGCGCCCACAGGGTAACATCGCCGACCGCCGCGCCGAAGACGTACACCTGCACCGTGTGACCGCAGCAGCAGTTCCCGGGCAGGCAGAGCAGCGTTTCCAAAGGGATGACCGTCAGGCCAACGGCAGCCGTGACCGTGCGCAGCGTGTCCGGCAGGGGCACGCCATCCAGATACAGCTGGGCGCTGACCGTGCCCGCCGTGGTGACGTTGGCTTGCACATTGGCGCTGACTTCGTACATGCCCGCCGTGCAAATTCTCGCGCCGCTGGACATGGCCTCCATGCTGCATCCAGTGTCCACAAGGGCGATAGCGCCGGACAGGGCGGACGGGGTCGTGCTGATGGCCTGCGGAGTGCTTCCGCTGATGCGTAGGGCACTCTTCCGGCAGTTGTTTTTCAGGGTGTTGCAGTTACAAGCCATATTCCTTCTCCTTTCAATAAGCCCCGGCCAGCGATAGCCAGCCGGGGCGCGTCGCTGTTATAGCGTCATGAGATGATGTCAGCCGCAGCAGCCGCCGCAGAAGGGGTTGTTTCCGGCGCTGTACGCGTAGCTCATGGGGTAGCGCACCACGCCGCACATCTGCTGGGCAAGTTCCAGACGGTTGATCTGCGCCGCCTGATCGGCGATCTGCCGTTCCAGCCCGGCCTTTTCCAGCGCCGCGAATTTCGCCTCCACGTTAGCGTTGATCGCGTCGATGCCCCGCTGCGTCTTGCAGCAGCAATCTGCAAGCTGCTGGGCCAGCTGGTAGTTCCCGGCCATGATCTGCTGGGTGATCCCGGCCTGACCCAGAGCCACTTCCTTGCCAAGACCGGCAATGTTGCCCTGCATGTCATAGCCAAGGGAGCAGATGCCGTTGCCCATGTTTGTCAGCCGGTCGTTCAGCTGCCCAAACTGCTGCCCGAACAAAATCTGCTGCTGACTGGCCGCCGTGGCGTACTGGCCGTAATCGTTCGTATTGTTGCGGTTCCCATTCCAGCCCATCATGGAGAAAAGCAGGAACAGGATGATGATGATCGCCAGCACACCGCCGCCGCCGAACAGGCCGGTGCCCTCGCGGTCGCGGCCCATCACGGCCGCAATGTCCGCCAGAGAAAAATTGGTATCCATAATATCGGTCTCCTCTCATATATTGCCAAACCGTCTGCGCACAACGGCTACAGCCTGATTCCAAACATCCGCAGAAGCCCCCGAACCTGCTGAGGGTCGTAGCCGTAGTCCTGGCTGATGCCCTCCACCGCCTGTTCTAGCGGGAGCTCCGCGTACTTGTCCCAGAATGCCTTGAAATCCTTGTTTTCCTTCGCCATGTCCAGCGCCACGGCCCGCGCACCGCGCTTATTGATGTCGCTGACGGTGGACTTCACCTTGTCCGCGGCTCCGGCAATGGACAGGAGCTTGCCAATCAGGCCGTTTCCTCCTCCGCCGCCGAAGAGACTGTCCAACGGGTTACTCATGCTCTTCCTCCGCCTTTCTGGCCGCCCGCTTTACCGGCTGGGCCGTCGCCGCTCTCAATACGTCCTCCACGGCATTCAGCCGTTTTTCCAGTGCCGCGAAGTCCTCCTGGCTGACGCTGCGCTCCTTCGGGGGCATGGCCCCCGGCTCCACCCGCTCAATGTGAAACATCTCGGTCTTTGGCGTGCCCATCATGTCAACGGACTTGGCGTAAATATAGGGGTCGGACGTGTCCCTCATCCAGCACACGCAGCCGGGAAGCACCTGCTGGGCCTTGGCGGCCTCATACCCGGCCACCTGCACCCAGTCAACATTGCTCTGGGTCTGCGGCGGAGAGGGCTGCGGCGCATACTGGGGCGCGGGCGGATAGACCCGGTACGGCCCCTGACCGACCATCTGCATATAAGGATAGTTTTGCACGATATCGCCTCCTTGTACCTATATCATGGCACGGAGCGCGGCCCCGCGCCATGAAAGCCCGGCGCAAGTTTTCAGCAAGTTTTCAGCAAGTTTTCAGCAAGTTTGTGGCAAAAAAAGAGCAAAAAAAAAAGAGCCGGGGAATCAATCCCCGGTTTTGATTGGCTTCAATAAATCTTCCATGGTGCAGCCCAACACATGGGCAACACGCTGCAAAATAATGGCAGATGGTTCTCTCTGGCCGTGCTCCCATCGGGAGACCGCCAGCGGCTTGCATCCGACTGCTTCCGCTAGCTTGGCTTGGGTCAGCCCGGCGGCGATCCGGGCGGCGGCGATGGGACTTTGTGCGCCACGGGCGCGGGGGCTAGTTCTGGGCATGGGATTCCTCCTTCATTTCGATGCCGAGCACTTCTTGGAGCTTTTCCAAATTTTGGGGGCTGGGCGACTGTACCTCTCGTTCCCAACAAGAGACGGTGCCCGGGCTGCATCCGATTATTGCAGCCAATTTCCTTTGCGTCATTCTTTTGGAGAGTCTGGCATTGTTGATCGGGTTGTCCGTATATTTACTGTGCGGAGCCTGTTCTCTTTTCGCTGGCGGCAGCCCTAATTTTTTACGTATGCGACAATCAGCGATTCTTTCGGCATTTATTGTCTTTTGGCTTGTCGCATAGCCGCCCTTCGAATAAGGCAAGTTTGTCTGTACGGTTTTTGGGGATATCCCGAGATATTCGGCGATCTCCGGCACGGTCATTCCCATCAGGCACAAGCGGGCGACTTCCCGCGTTCGTTCCGACGGATAGATGCCGTTGGAGATCAATACGCGGCGAACCGTCTGCTGCGACAATTTTAATTTTCGGGCAGTCTCTTTCATGCTTTTGGTGGCTTCATACTTGTCGAGGATGTCTTTTTGCGTCATGGATTTTCCCCCTTGACTTTGCTGGGACGATATGCTATAAAAGATTTGTCTCTCACAGAGAGCGGATCAAAATAGCAACTTGCTGATATGTTCAGCGAGAAAGAGCGCGCAAGCGCTCTTTTTTATTCGCCCAACAGCTGGTCGATTTCAGCGAGGCGGGCCAGCAGCGCTTGTTTTTCTGCGATCAGCTTTTCACGGTCGATTTTTACGGCGCCCTTGATATGGGCTTTGTACGCCGCGTCAGTATTGGCGATCACATTTTCCGCGACAGCCTTGGGGACGCGGTAAACCTCGCAAACGCTTCCTTCCGGGATACAGGTGCTCCAATTTTTCGTGCTTCCGCAGCTTTCGGGGGCTCCAGCGACAAAGGCCACATCATCCCCGACTCTGGCTCCGCTGTCACGACCGAAAGCAACGGCGATGGTTTTTCCCGCGATTGTAATCGGGCCTTGGGCCTTGACCATCTCGGCGCGGAACTCAAGGACAAGAGTCACGGTTTCGGCGGCTGGGGTCTCATCCGTCTCTCCATAAACTTCCATCATGGCTTTCCGGGCCGCTTCCAGCGCATCGGCCTTGATCGTCCAGCGGCGGGAACTAGCGTCCCATTTTCCTCCGATCAATTTAATGCGGCTGACAAAATCAGCATTGTAGGGGCTGGCAATGTAGATTTTTTCGCCTTTGGTTTCAATTCTGATCGCGCTCATGATTCTATCTCCTATCGCCCGGCAGCTTATTCCGCCCGCGGCTCCCTCTTGACTACGATATTATTATATATCTTTTTGGATAAATAGTCAATAGGAATATATATTTTTCTGTAAAAAAATTTCCGGGAGTTCAACTCCCGGAATGCTGGCCCCGACCCTTTCCAGCACCAGCAGCCGCCCAAAACGCTGGCCGACCAGATCAAGCGCCCGCCCCATTAACCAATTCCTCCACGGAGATTTCAAGGGCTTTCGCCAACGCAACCGTGGTTTCCGTCCGGGCATGGAGCAGAATATTCGAGCCATTTTCCAGCTTTTGGAGCGTCACCAGCGCAATGCCCGCCTTTTTGGCAAGCTCCTTCTGGGTCATTCCTTTCTCCCGGCGGATGGAACCGAGCCGGTTGGCAAGGTAAGCATTCGCATCATTTTTGGCACTGTGCCCGGTATTCAGCGCCCGAAGCGCGGAAGATTCAGACCGGCGGCGCTCGCCCGGAGTAGCAACGTCAAAAGCAGCGGACTGGATATTATACAGGTCAAGCATCGTCTTGACCTCCCGCCCCAGCAACTCCGCGCATTCAGCCTTGGCGGCCTTATTCCCGGCCATGGCCGATGTGGCAAGCTCAATCCACCGCGTCGGCGCTCCGATGCCCTGTGCTTCGATCTTCGCCTTGAGTTCATTCCGCTCCTTGTAAACAAGCTCCATTTCCATATTGGTTCCTCCTTCTTCCGGGCTTTGGCCCGCCCGGCGGGGGCTGGGTATCAATCAATAATCCAAGATATACGATGGGATGCATTTTTCAGCCGGATTAGCTTTAATTTCACCTGTTCTGTGGCATTCCTTCATCCACTTCTTCCCGTGCCATTCAGCAAGCGCGGCAGTCTTGTACTTGTCACCGCTGATGCACGGGAAAACGCCGCCTTTGCACGCCTTTATGTCATCTGCATCCGGGGTAAAATACCATTCAAACATCGTTTATTTTTCCTCCTTCTGCCGGGCTTTGGCCCGCCCGGCGGGGGCTTTATTCTTACGCTTTTACGATCTGACCGTCGGCATTGATATCCGCTACTTTGTAGCCATTGATAACACCGGCCATAAAGCTTTCCTGACT